GGAGCGGCCCTTTTCAATCAATCAAATCAATTAGCTCGGGTTGGGGAGCTTGATTTCGTAGGGTGATCCGGCATCCCCCGGGTCGAGGACCGTTGCGGATACCTCCATCTCCAGAAGGTCGGTGCGGGAGAGTGATCCGTCGAAACGGCCCACACATGCTGCCTTGTAGATGTTGAAGATAACTCCGTTGGTTGTGGTGATCCGCAGGGCCAGGTCCTTCGCGGCCACGCTGGTGGGGCCGTCGTAGGTCAGGTATGCCGGAGGACCTGCCTCGGTTCCGGCGGTTCCGCCCTTCATAATAGCCACAAGGCTGGGGGTAATGTCATAGGCCCTCCATTTGATCTTAAGGGCTCCAGCCTCGGTGACGATGCTCTTCACCGGAGTGGTTACCTCCTCGACTTTGAAGTCCTTGGTCTGGCTCTCGTCCTCGGAAAGCGTGAACGATCCCTCGACCGTCTGTGCCCACTGGGTGACAGAACCCGGCATGGTGGCCGTTCCTGCAGGAGTGCCATATTCTACTTTGGCGATCCCGTATGCGTATTTTTCTGCTGCCATTTTAATTTACGATTTTAATGTAAAATCTGAGATTTGAGTAGTGCATGTTGATTGTGTCCGCTCTGACAAATTCCTGCGATTCAAAGTCGATCAGTGTTCCGCTGCCATCCTGCTGGTGAAGTAGCGCCAATATTGCGGCGGTACCGTCAGTGAGCGCATCCGTGTCCGCCTTCCCGGGCTCCATGTCCGCCACGTAGTAGTTCACGTTGACGTGGACCCGCTGCATGACAAGTCCGGTAACCGGCAAGGCGTTAATGACGGCGTATTCTGTCAGCGCCAGCCTGGTGGGCTTGCTCAGCTTGAATACGGGGCATGTCAGCCCGCCAACTGCTTTGAGCTTGGCGTACACGTAGTCGATGGCTGCGTCCGTTGTTCTCATCTGAATCGGCTTGTTACGATGTCTCCGATGAAATCATAACCTAATCCGGCGCCCTTGCGGTTCACCTTCTCCTGGTACTCGCGTAACATGTCCCGAAGGTCCACCAGGGCTACGTCCTGCTGGCTTGTGATCACGTTGTAGCCCATGTTCTCGACATGGCTGGCATAGTCCATCCCTGCGACCCCGATCAGCTGATAGCCCGTCTTGGGTACCCTGGCGATCGCGGAGCGTGCCGCACTGTTGCCCGTCGGTGTCCCTTGCAGGTTTTCGTCGATGATCGTACCGTCTTTCAGTATGAAGAATCCGATAGAGCTTCTCAGGTTACTGGTCCGGTCTGAGTAGTCGCCTTTTGGAAAAGCCCCGGTGATATTCAGATTCTCACGGGCGTTCTTTACCCAGTCTTCACCCACGTAGCGCAGGACCTCGATGATCCCGGCTTCGATGTTGAGAATCGCCCCGTCGATTTCGCGGGTGATGTCTGCTGTGGTGAATTGTGGCACTAAACCCATATCCGCGAGTTGAATTGTCCGTTGCTCTGCCTTTTCAGCGATCCGGTGAATACAGACCCGTTCTGCATGGTGATGGCCACGCGGTCTCCAAAGGTCAGTTCCGTAGCCAGCGGCGGCATATAAATGATCCAGTCATAGGCCAGGTCATCGCCGTCCGGACCTTTGATCAGCGGGTTGCTGCCTGCCGGTTCGGCCCTGCACTCAAGCGGCCCGATGGTAGTGGCGGCGACTCCCGTGGGCTGGTAGTCTCCGACGCTGTCCTGGGCGCTTGGAGCGATGGTTATGATGGTGACGCTATGTGGATATTGTGTTACCATGCCGCCGATCTGTCTATGACGTTTGCCGATCCTGTGGCCACGGTGTCGCTATACCGGTCGTAAATGGCGGCGGCCATGTTCTTGAAAACGGCGCGGTCGCTTATCGAAACCGAGAATCCGCCTTCTGAAACATTCACCGTCGTAGCCAGGACCATATATATGTCTGCCGTTGCCAGCTCAAAGGCTGCCGACTTACCGGAGTAGACGCCCGTGGCGGAGATACCGCGATCTGTCAGCACCCTGTTAAAGGTGTTGGCGGACGGCTGGTACCCCGCAACGGTCGACTGTATTGCCTCGAGATTTGTCATCAGGACTCAATCAATTATGCCCAGGTTGATGTGTTGTTCGTGTACAGGGAGAAACACTTGTCAACGCTCGGCCAGCTCGGAAAGGCGTTTGCCTCGCCCTTGGTCACCACGTTTACAGGGTTGAACTCTTTGTGTACGCTCAGCAGCACATTGTCCTTTTTGGACTGGAGGACGTCCTGCGGCCTTTCGATCTCTTCGGCGATGGGGCCGTTGAACATCGAACCGACCGTGGTGGACGGAATGAAGGTCACGTGGTTGACATCCCAGGGGTTGGAGTAGGTGATCACTCCGGCGGCATTCTCGATACCCACGCTGGTTTCAATGATGACCAGTTCGGGGAGGCGCAGTGATTTGAACACGGCGTTGGCCATGTTGGTGGTCACGGCACCCACGATCAGCTCTTCGCCTTTGGTCAGCGACTTGGCGGCGGTAAGGAACTCGGTGGACCCGGTGATCAGGTCGTATGCATCCGGGTTGACCAGCGCTTTACTGAAGGTGATGCCAAGTGCGCGGGCTGCCTTCACGACGTTTTTAAAGTCGGTGATCGGGGTCATGGTGGCCAGGTTGGCCGTTGACCATACCACGGCGACGGTCTTCTTGTTCGCGGCTGGCATTCCGAAGTCCACGTACTCTTCATTCACGATTCCCATCGGGTTGTTCGTGGTGGTAAGTTTGACCTTGGTCAGCGACAGCGCCTGCAGGGCCAGGTGTTCAAGCCTCGCCTGTACTCCGTCGTACACGAAGTCCAGGTCGTTAAAGTAATCCTCAAGGACTGCGTCGTTTCCGCGCAGCGCTTTGGTGATCTGGTGTTCCAGAATTTCGGCCTCAGTCTTGCGGCGGGCGATGGCTGATTTGGGGATGTCGAAGTTGAGCTTGCGCAGGCTCTTGCGGCTGGCTTCCGGTGCTTTGGAGTCGAAGCTGATAACGTAGGCGGCCACGCGGCTTCCGGCTTCTCCGATCATCGTCTTTCCGTCGAGGGAGTTGACGTTTTTCACGGGGAAGAGGGTCGGCCAGTACAGCGCCTGGTATTGGCGGGAGTTGAGGTATGACTCGAGTCCTGCCTGGGTGAAACCTTCAATGATAGGTGTCTTCATGCTGATTAGGTGTTAAAGGTGAATTTCGGAAGCAGCGCTTTCAGGGCGGCATTGATCGGGTACGGCAGGGCGCTTTCGCGAACGGCACCGCGGGTAATGACGGAGACTCCGACGTTTTCGTAGAGGGTAGCACCATCGCCGACCTGGACCGTGGCTTTCACCAGTCCGGTGGGGAGGTACTTGTATGGCTGGTTTACGGCCATCGTTCCGGTGGCCGGAGTGATAGCGGATCCTGCCAGTTCGTCACCGGTTACCACGAATTCGCCAAATGCGAACGGTCCCGATGCCAATGCGCGCACGGCTGCCTGGATTTCGACAGCCGGGGTGTTCTTATTCGCGGTGGTACCTGCCAGTGCGATGCTCAGGGTGTTGGTGGCATACGTCACAGCCAGGTTATCATCACCGGCTGCGGAGATACTCACGATCATTCCTGCAGAGGCTCCAGAAGGATCCTTCACGGTGATGGTCTTTCCGGTTGCGATGGTCACAGTCGCGGATGCGAATTCACCCATAACTGCGCTGGTATTTACTTCGACCAGGACGACGCCTGCGCCGTAATTGACAAGGGCTGCCCCGAGGGTCAGGATGTCATAGGCGGTGCTGGTGGTTTTGTCCACCACGGTGATGTCACCTACGGCGAACCCGTCAGTAACGGATTCACCCACTTTAAAGAGGTGGCCTTTGGTGACCCGGATATGTGTCGAGTCAGCGGAGCTGGCGACACACACGGCGGTCTTCACCACTTCGGCCACGCGTGCGGCGACGTTGACCAGTGTACCGGCTTTGATTTCCTCCAGGGTGTCGATCAGCCTGGTCTTATCAAGTCCGGCGCCACCGGGCAGGTCTTCGTGCATGTAGTCAAAGACCACATTGCGCGCTGCGATGGTTTCAGATGTAATTTGCATGTGAAATGAATTTTTTAGTTAATGAATCAGATTTCTTTCCCTTTGATTCCCATGTCTCCGGCTGCGGTGTTACGGCGCTCGGCGATTGATTTGCCGAGGTCGGCGCCTTCTTTGGGATTGTCCTGGGAGCGTCGCGGTACGTCTACCATCAGGCCCGAGTTGATCAGCTCCTGCCGATGTTCGTTCCATTCTGTTTCGATGTTTGCCGCCACGGTGTCGATTTGCGCTTCATCGGTGATGTCGATGGGCACGTGTTTGAGGAAGCTGTCTGGGACCCCTTTGTCTTTCAGTTTCCCGCGCAGTTTCCCTGCGATTGCTGCCTGCCGTTCCTTACGCTCATAACCTTCGACGCGTGCCTGGAGGTCTTTGGCCCATTGCGGGACTTCGTCTTTTGGCGGGTCTGCTGGTTTTGGCGGATCGGCGGGTTTGCGTTCCAGTTCGGCTTTCTGCTTTGCCAGCGCTGTTGATACGCGGCTGTCGATGTCGCCCTGGAATGCTTTGAGGAGTGGTTCGACCCCGGATATTCCGGTTTCGATTTGTGTGTCGTCGGTCACGGTTGCTGCCAGGAAGTCGGCCACGCCCCCGTATGCCTTTTCGCTGAACCCTAAGTTCTGGAACTTAGTTTTCAATGCGGCTAAGATTTTGTCTCTCATCGATGATTAATATTTTTCGGTAAATTTCACCAATGGGAGCATGGGTTTGTGGTGTTTTGGCTATGGGTTTTCTACCGTTTGGCAAAAGGTAAAAAAACAGCCCGGTTGTTGGCCGGGCTGATTATGATTTATCGAGCTTTATGTCTTTTTCGATCCGCCCGCCTTTGAAGTTGTCCTGCACCCAGAACGGCTGCTGCTTATATTTGGCGATGCGTTCACCGTTGCGGGCGACGTAGTCTTTGAACTGCGGCGGTACGTCGGTAATCCTTCCGTCCAGCGGTTTGCCGTCCACGAGGCTGTCGAGAAAGTCTTTTTTACCGGGCAGGATCGGCACAGTGTAACACATACAGTTCGGGTGCCATGCCTTGAACACAAACTCCTTCGGGTACGGCCCTGCAACCTGATCGCAAATGTCACCAGATGGCATCTTTATCCAGTGCTGTTTGCTGACCTTGACCTCATACCCCAAAACGAAGTTGGTGCGTTTCCATCGCTCCTGGTCCGCCATCCGGTAGGCCATATTGATCTCGGTACGGGCCAGACGCATGGCATTCTTGTAGCTGCTGCGATAAACTCCGCGTCCCGGGTGATATTCGCGCGCCGCCTTGCTCAGTTCCAGCTTCCCCGTATTGGCATTGCGCACCCGCCTGAACAGTTTGTCGGGTTCGATCAGCAGTTCGCGCACATCCTGGCTCAGGCTCTGGGCGGAGCGTCCGGTGATCAGCGCCTGGTCGATGTAATCACTCATCATCTGCTTCGCTTCGGTGGTCATTCGCCATATCCGCTCGGATAGTTGCAGCCCCGCGGTTTTGCGTGCCGCGAATGCGTTGAAGGCGTCGGTGTTGCGCTGAAATATGCCGTCACGAACGACGTTACTCACGGGCATCCCCTCGATGTATTCGCT